CCCTCCGGTAGGAATTCAATTACGAATTCCACAAGATATACAATCAATATTAACTACATATAATAGAGTAAATAATGTACGAAGGTAAAGTTTTATCAAATATTATAGGAGCTCCTTTTGATAAGTATATCTTAGACCAATTAAATGTAAGATCTAAAAAGAACGCGTTAGAGACTAGAACTAACGAAGATGTTTTGTATCTTGCAAATAAAATGTCTTGGACAAGACTTGTATCTTCTATTAGAATTGCCCCTGCAGGTAATCAGACATTCCAACAATTCTATGCAAATTTATTTGATGGAGAAACAGTACCCGGAGATTATACTAAGCCTGAAAGTCTTGCTCAAAATTGGATACTTCAAGCAGGCACTTCTCAACTTGTTGATAAACAGACAAACTTAAGATTCGGTTTAGGTCCTAATGGTGCTTATGGACTAGGAGGATTGCAGCAAGGCTACAGACCAATGCCTGGTATTGAATCTTTAACTATTGACAGTAAAGGTACTTTAGGTTCTTTAAGAGAGGCATCTATTAATTTTAAAGTTTGGAATATAGTACAACTTAATATAGTAGAGGCTTTATACTTTAGATTAGGATATACTATGCTACTTGAATGGGGACATGTTAATTATTTTGACAATAAGGAAAAGTTTCAAACTAACAGTGCAAACAATGCACCTCTAGATATTTTTGATAAGACTCAATTTAACGGAAAGGAAGACATACAACAAGCTATAACTAAAAAGAATAAGCAATCTAACGGTAACTACGATGGAATGCTTGGAACAGTTACTAACTTTTACTATTCTTTCAATCAAGACGGAGGATTCGATTGTAATATAAAGCTAGTAGGACTAGGTTCAGTAATAGATACAGTAAGGATTAATCAGACCTATACAATGCCTAAAGTACTAGAAACAAAGATTAGAGTACAACAAGCAAAAATTGATGAAATAGCTCGAATAGCTGCAGAAAACCAGAAAAAAGCAGACGATTTAGCAGCTCGTATAGTTGAAAAGTTGCCAGGTATACCTCCACCGAAGGTAACGGATATAAACGGAATTAAAAAAATATACGACTACGCGCAAGGAGTAGCCGGAGCAGGTACAGATACATGGCTTGCTAGTATAGGGTACCCTAGTATACAGTATGCAACAGCAAACACAGAATCAGGAATAGATTATTACTATAAAGCAGCAGGCCCTTCTGCACCGATTAATAGTGAATTGAATCGTGGATCTACAATTAATAATGTTACAACTGAACCGCGAACAGGTTTATTTCTCGCTCCAAATCAAAAAACACGTACAACCTTGCAGGTAATTCCTGCCAATATTAGTATTACTAATCCGCAACCGGTGACTCTTAACGTAGCGGATATGGTATTTTTAAGCCAGGAAGATAGACAAGGCTGGGCACCGGATATACTAAGTTTAACTACCGGCAATGCTCTACAGTTAGAAATTAACAATGCTAAAGTTAATTCTAAACCTTTAAACTTAAATAGTCCGTTAAAAATTACTACTGTTAGTACCGATATAAAAGGTCTTACAAGTAGATTATCGGGTCTATTTGATACAGCTCTTTATAACAGTAGTATACAGACCTTTTTTGGTATAAAACCTAATGAAACCGTTAATACAAAGTTTACTCTCTATGTTCCGTACGTAATAAACTATAAAGGAACCTTAGTACAGAAGTATTACTTATTTCAGTTTAACAACCCGGGATTTTTTACTAGAGAAGATCTTATTAAGGCTTTTGATACTTGGACTCAAACATCTAGAAAAGTGGATATTACAGATATAAGCGTAGATACAATAGGGCCGAGTTTTCCGAATCAAATTATATTACAAGGTACATTAGCAGATATAAACATAGTAGGTAAAGCTAGTTTAGAGGTTAAAGTAGATTTTATAACAAACGACACAGGTCTTATAGATCAGGTACTTCCCAGATTACCCGCAGTAGGAGCTCCAGCACCAGTAATAGGAACATCAATTGATTCAACCGGTAATACCGTAGGAGCACAAAATGGAGTAACTGTAGCTCAAACAAAAGAAGCTAAACAGTATAATTCTGCATTACATGCTATGCTTATAGCCAATATGACACAAGGGCAAGCAACAGCTTATAATACTCTAGGAGTAACCCCAATTGATTTTCAAGCTAATACTAAACTTCTTTTTGACAGCGGAGTTCTTAACGGTATATTTAATGTAACTCCGAAACAAAGTAGTCCAGCAAGCTTTAATGTTTTAGATTATGCTATTAAAGGTTTTACTAGTGATTTAATGGCTGATAAAACTTTATATAATGATGTTCCAAATATAGATCTTAAAGCTCTATGTACAGGGTATATTGCTAACTATAACTTTTCACCGGGAGAGACAACTTCTATTGGTGATGGACAGAAACCAGTGTATATTAAGTTTGGTTACTTACTTGCTTTTATGAATAGTATGTGTTTACTATACGAAGCAAACAGTACCCAAAGTACTACTACTAATAGTAATGACATTAAACCTTACTTCTATATTGACTTTCATCCAGAATATAATTTCTGTTTAACTTCTCCGAAGCATTTTACAGTAGATCCCTATAAAGTATTAATACCTTTTCAAGCAACTTTAGAAGATTATAAAAGTTTATTTCCTCCCGATATTGCAGAAAAGTTAAAAAACGAACTCTTTAATCCAGGTACAAACAATGTTTTTTCTAATAAGCTACCTTTTTTCAAGGCTAATACTCCATTTCAAGGTAAGACTATGGAGATACTCCTTAATACTCAATACTTATTGGAAGTAGCCGACCAGTTTTTAAAAGCAGATGCAGATGGTGCAGTTTATTTTAAGCCTTTTTTAGATAGAGTATTAGATGATATAAATAAAGCTACTGGAGGATTTAATTTATTTAGAGTAGCTTATAGAGATGATTCAAACACTGTAATAATTAAAGATGATCAACGAGTACCTAGTCAGGGAGAACCTACTTGTGTTTATAGGGCGGGCATTTCAGCTAATCCTTCTGAATTAAACATATTCGGTAAGGGCAGTATAATTAGGGACATGGAGTTTAGAACAAATATGAATACTCCAATGTCTGCTATGATAGCTATATCTGCTCAAGCTGCAATTGGAAAACAAGTTGCAAATGCACAAGATGCTACTGCGATTGGTGCCTATAACACTGGATATGATGATGCATTTATGAAAATAAAGCTAAATTCTACTTCTAACGCTAATAACGGTAGTTCAAATCTAGGCACACCACCACCGAAAAAAACTGAAGCAACTAATGATTTAGAAGCAGCTAGAAAGTTTAATGCATACGTAGATCAAGTATACAATGCTGGAGGCCCGTCAAAATTAGATATAGATCACTCTGTATCTTACTACTTAAACCGTCTTAGAATTTCAAAAGCAGAAGACATACCTACTCAATCAGCTCCTTTTATCCCTGCTAACTTAAGTATTAATATAGACGGTATAAGCGGTATCTTAATGGGAAATGCCTTCACTATACCTTCAAATCGATTACCTGCTTCATTAAGAGGCACAGCTCTTGAACCTAAAGTAGGATTTGTGGTGGTAGGGCTTACTCAAACTTTACAAAATAACGAATGGACAACTAGAATTAGGGGTCAAATGATAAAGATAGGAGATGATATCTCTGCTACTGGAAGTAAAATTGCTCAAGTACAGGGAAGTACTGGTAATGGCGGGTATAGAGGATCTACCGTATCGACTAACGGTCAAAAAACATGTCCGGGATTATATCCAGGAGCAGGATCAGACTATTCTTGTGCCCGTCAAACATCAACACCTTTTGATACTGCTGCCTTCAAGAGAGCGTATCCTAACTATGTCTTCCAGAAAGGTACCTCAAACATAAATTTAAAAGCAGCAGGATTAACTCCTTTAACCGAATCTGATATTATAGATGATACTAGTAAAAATAAATTTGACATTACAAACTACGGAAACGGTACTATAACAAGTCCAGCAGCAAATTTTGTAATACACCACACAGGAGGTGGCGGAACTGCAGATGGCACCTACGCTACTTTCTATAGTAGAGGTCTTCCCGCACAGTATGTAATCGATCAACAAGGAGGTATTCATAGATTCTTACCGGACGGTGCTCTCGGTTGGCATGCAGGACCAGATTACAACAGAAGCAGTATAGGGGTAGAGGTAATTGGAGCAAACGATCAAGATATAGCAGCACGTAGTAAAACAAATAATAAAGCTCAACTTATTGCTGCAGCTCGTCTTGCTCAATATCTTGGCTTTAAGAAAAATCAGGTTGTAGGACATGGTCCAATATCACAAGGTACTAAAGAATTTACTGAAGGTAAGACTATTGTTGATTACATAAAAACACTGTAAGATATGGCATTAAAATACTACCCGTTAAGTAGAATAAAAACAAATCTTTATACAAGAGGAGATACTTTTGCAACTGAGGATGGAAAACCTTATACTGGTCGATACTACCTTACTTTTGATAATAAAGCTTTTACAGGTGTAAATCCGGTATTAGGTGAAAATAAACTTTTACTTACCTTTATAACAGATCCGATACATTCTGAGACAGTAACTCTTGCTGCTACAAGAAATAATACACGCGATAAGGTTTTAAATTCTACCTACTATGCTGCAGCTACTGCTCAAGATATTAATAGCAGCCTCTTAACTGAATTAATACCTTACTACCCTACACCTATCGATTCTGATTACCAGTTAGGTTATTTTACAAGATACTTTGCAAAAAATGTAAGCGGTCCTGGATACATTATTGAAGTATCACCGAGTGATTATGCAAATATTCAAAACAATACTAATCCAGACAGCTACCTCGTGTATGAGAGTACAAGTATACTTTGGCAATTAACTGGTCCATTAAAAGATACGAGAGTATCTCAATATCAAATAAAGGGAGGGGTTTACGATACTAATAAAAGAGTAACAGAACAAAAAGCATTAACCTTTAGAGGATTAATAGAATTTATTGGAGGAGAATATACTAAGTTTGCAAAAATAACTCCAGATCCAGTTGCTACTTCGGGAAGTATGTAGTATATTTACTTTAAATAAATGTTATGTATTTTGTAATCGAAACCGAGGAGCAACTCCTGCAGTTGCCTAAGCCAGAAAAATGCTTTATCGAGTTAATGTCTTTTTCCGAGCCTACTCATCCGCACTTAACTTCACCTTGCGTACTATATTATAACGATTTCCAGAAAGGCTATGTAATTGCAATTAATCATTCAGAAGCTTTTCCTATTCCTTTAGCTTCTATTCAAGCTTTTCTTGGTACAATTCCAAAAGTATACCTATTAGATAAGAAATGGCATTCCTATTACTTAGATTTACCGCAAGGTATTGACCTATACTTTACTGCTTTAGATATTGACGGTAAGGTAGAAGATTTTCAATGCTACACTCCGGTACATCTAGACTTCTACGAAAAGTTTAAATTCTCACCTTCTGTAAACGATTACATTCCAATTTCAAAGCATTACGAAAGGTGTGAATGTATGTTCGAAATGGTTAAAAAGTACGTAGGACAGGAGTCAAATACTGAATGGCAGAATAAATACGTAGATGTGTATAAATGGGTAGAAGAGCAGGGAATCTTGATGGATGAAAAGCTCTTTGATAAGTACTTTGAGACTCCTTGGAAGGGGAGATCTATAAGGGATAGTAGGGTTTATTCATGTTATAACCTATATAACATTACCTCACGTCCTACTAATGCATTTAATAGTATAAATTTCCTTGCTTTTAACAAAGAAAACAGTTCTAGAACGGCTTTTATACCGGAAAACGATGCTTTTGTAGAGTTTGACTTTGATGGATACCATTTAAGGCTAGTTGCTAACCTAATGAATCTAGAATTACCTCAAGATCAATCAGTTCACGAGTATCTAGGTAAGCAGTATTTCGATAAAGACGAATTAACCTCTGAAGAATATCAAGAGTCTAAGAAAATAACCTTTAGACAAATGTATAACGGCGTGGAAGAGGAGTATAAGCAAATACCTTTATTTGAACACATAGCAGAATTCGTAAAAGCTATGTGGGAGGAGTATAAAAGAGTAGGATACACTACATTACCTAATGGTAGAAAGATAGTTCAAGAGAATGCTAATCCTCAAAAGCTATTCAATTACTATATTCAGTGCCTAGAAACGGTAAATAACGTGAAAAAACTAAGCAAACTCAAGGAATACCTTCAAAATAAGCAAAGCAAGGTACTTTTAGTGGTATACGACTCAATTCTTATTGATTATTCAGCAGAAGACGGGAAAGGAACATTATCAGACATTAAAAACATACTAGAAGAAGACGGATATAGGGTAAAAGCCAAGAAAGGGCATAACTACAACTTTTAGAACAAATTAAGCAAAAAAACGAACTATTTATTATGGAATTTATTGAGTTAACACAAGAACAATTGAAAAACAAGTTATTTTGTACATTTACGACTAAGGACAAGTTGGAGAATACCTTAGATACGATTAAAGAAGAATATGTTATAATGTATAGCAAAATCTTTGTTTTGGAATCTGAAGAATCTGAAGAGTACTTGTGTACTTACAATATAGAGGTACAAGACCGCAATACAAAGGTACTTCCAAATACCATTTTACTACATAGAAAGAAAGAAACTAATACTCTATATACAATTAATAGTTTGAATCTTCTTATTAAATCCCTAAACGAGGGAATTTTAGACACATCCTTTAGAGTGGAGTGGCAAAATTACAGAAACACCGTCCTTCTTACTCAAGGCGACGATTTAAAAAAGCTTTCTACAAAAATCCACAAAATAGTTACTATTTAAGTTGCTAGATTGGATTATTACACTTATATTTCCTTATAAGTAAATTTTTAAACTAAAACAATAAGTTATGGCAATGGACCTATCTGCGATTAAGTCGAAACTTAGTTCGCTACAAAACCAGAAGTCAGGCGGTCAAAAAAGAGACATGTCTTTGATCTTATGGAAACCTACTGTGGGTAAACACAGCGTTCGTATTGTTCCAGCTACATGGGACAGATCAAATCCTTTTAAAGAGGTATTAGTACATTATGGTATCGGTAACCGTACTATGATTTCATTAGTTAATTTCGGTGAAAAAGATCCAATTGTTGAATTTTCTAAGCAATTAGCTACAGCAGGGGATAAAGAAAACTGGGTTATGTCTAAGAAATTAGAACCAAAGATGCGTGTCTTTGCTCCTGTCATCGTTAGAGGTGAAGAAGAGAAGGGTGTACGTTTATGGGAGTTCGGTAAGCAAATTTATGCCGAGTTATTATCATTAGCCGACGATCCTGATGTAGGAGATTACACAGATGTAATTGAAGGTCGTGATATTACGATTGAAACTACCGATGCAGCAACTAACGGTACTGGTTATAATCAATCTAAGGTACGTGTTCGTACTAAAACTACTCCTTTATCTGAAGATGCAGCAGAAGTAGAAAAGTGGTTAAATACTCAACCAGAAGTATTCTCTATCTTTAAGAAGTATCCTTACGAAGAGATGAAAGAATCTTTATTAAGTTGGTTACATCCTGAAGCTGCAGCTGACGAACCAGCTCCTGCTACTGCACCAGCACCAGCTGCCGCTGCACCTACAAAGCCAGCATCATTTGCTTTAAATACAAAACCTAAAGCAGATATAGACACAGAATTCGACGAACTTTTTAAATAATAGTACAACATGGCGAAAGGAACTAAAGCTTCTCTTAATGAGAGTATAGCGGGTGCTTTAAAAGGTACCTTTAACCTAGATAGCTTCAAAGAATCAAAGAACTTATCTAGTACATCTATTAAGATGAAAACCCAAAAATGGATTCCTTTATCACAAGCCTTTCAAGATTGTCTATCTATTCCTGGTATACCTCAAGGTCACATTACACTTTTACGAGGTCATTCTGATACCGGTAAAACAACAGCTCTATTAGAAGCAGCAGTAAGCGCCCAGAAAATGGGCGTCTTACCTGTTTTTATTGTAACGGAGATGAAGTGGAATTGGGAGCATGCCAAGCAAATGGGTTTACAGTATGAAG